TCAGGCTAAGTCGAGAGGGTTGAGGCTGAGGGTGTAGGCGGGGAGCGCTACGCCCTGGAACGGTTGGTATTGTCCGGGGGTACCGGTCTTGAGATTGATCTGGGCGACGACGAACGCCTGGATGATGGTGTCGATCGTGTCCCACGCGGCGAGGTAGTCGGTGGCGGGGCCGGCTACGACGTGCACTTCCCAGAGCGGGGTGGGATCGTTCCAGGTGGCGAAGTCGAGTTCGGGGGCCGCGACGACGACGACGCCGTATCGGGAGCCGGACGGCACCTCGGCGGCGTTCATCGTGGCGATCGCTTTGGTGAGGCCGGCGTCGGTAAGTGCCGCCTGCAGGAGGGTGACCAGCGCGAGGCCTTGCTCGATCCGGGGGGAGGCCATCAGAGACCAACCACGAGGAAGGGGCGAAGCAGCGGGTAGGCGGCTGCCATGGGGTCGCGGTTCAACCGGAAGGGTTGAGCCTCGACCCCGTCGAATCCGGCGATGCCGTTGCGGCTGGCCTTGCGGTAGTAGAGGTCTGCGCCGACTTCGAGCACGGCCCGCGCGACGACAGCCACGGGAACGTTGAATGGGTTGGTGGCTCCCCCGATGAAGTTGGTGACGAGTGCGGTCGCTTCCGACTGGGAGGTCGTCGCGTAGGCGATGTCCTCCCCGAGGGCGTCGACGTACCACCCGATGTCGGTGGTAGCGGATGCTGTCTCGTCGGCCATGGTTAGACGGCGGTGGCGAAGTCGATGGCGAGCAGCGCGTCGGGGAACTGGCTGGCCGATGCGAGGTAGCCGTAAACGCTGTAGTCGTGGGTGAGGTTGCTGGCGTTGCCGTTCTCCAGCTGCGTCGGGCTTGCGGTCTCCCATGTGGTGAGGGCGAGCGGGTTATAGAAGGCGGCGGTGTTCGCGGCGGCCCCGGCGAGCAGCTTGAACTTGACGTTGGCGAGGGTGCCGTCAAGCGCCGTCACGTCGATTTCGCCGGTCTGGTTGACGCCCTGACCGTAGACGCGCATGAGGGAGTTGCCGGAGGTGTCCTCCAGGCGCACGAGGCGCTTGAACACGTCCTTGGATACGAGGGTTCCGGCCAGTTCGTACCCGCGGGTCTCGAACGTTTCGGAGGCGTCGATGATCAAGTCGAGCCAGTCGTAGGCGGTCGCTGCGGCAGCGAGGGTCACGGTGTTCTCGGCGGCGACGGCGGCGGTCACGGTCGCGTCGAAGATGGCGCGGACGGCGGCCTCGGTGGCGCGGGCATACTCGATGAGCATGGCGCGGAACGTGGTGGTGAGGTAGGCGGGGTTGGCGCGGTCGATGATCTGGCGGGGGACGCTGGTGTAGCCACCGTAGGTGTCCACGTCGGTCGATGCCGAGGTGAGGGCGATTTTACCGGTGAGGAGAGTGTTGCCCTGGGCGGCCTGTTTGCCGACCTGGGTGGTGTTGCTGGCCAGCTTGGCGTATTCGAGCGTCATGCCGGTGTCGGGCAGTGGTTCGCGGGTGAAGGTGTTGACAATCTTTCGGGTCTTTTCGACCAGGCGGATGGCATCGGCCAGCCAGACGTTGCGGGTGTAGTCGTCGGCGCTGGTCGATCCGGCATAGGCGAGGGAGAAGTCGCGGGCCTCCTGCACACCGGAAACGTAGGCCTTGACGAAGTCGCCGTAGGTGAGGTACTGCTGACCGGTCGCTACGGTGCCGGCGGCCGTGAACGCGGTCAGGCGGGTTTCGACGGTGCGGTCGAGGTCGGCGGTGTGGGCGTCGAGCTGGAGGGTGAGGGCGGCGAGGGTTTCAGGGTCCATGGTGATTTCCTTTGTGGTCGGGGCGGGGGCTGGCGTGGTGAGGTTGTAGATGGTCGTTGGGGCGGCGTAGGACGCGCGGACGGCGTCGGAGTAGGCGGGGATGGCGCAGAGGCTGACTTCGAGCAGCTCGGCCGCGTAGACGTGATATTCGCCGGTCTCGGGGTCGTAGAGGTATGCGCCGGGTTCGGAGAGGACCTGGATGCCGACGCTGAGTCCGTCGCGTAGTTTCTGGTCGGGGTGGGCCTCGAAGAGGGCGCGGTCGCCGGATTTGCCGGTGGCGACCTTGAACACGGCTTGACTGGTGTCGGCGGAGAGGCTGGCCATGTAGCCGACCGGGTCACGCGGGTCGTGGTCGCGGAGCATCTTGACGCGGGAGATAGGCAGGCGGGGCCGGAGTGCGCCCTCGTGGAGGATCAGTCGGCGGTAGTCATTGGTGGGCACGTCGAACACGGTGATCGTTCCGCTGATCGTGCGGGTCTCGGCTGACAAGGTGATGTTGGTGCCGTAGGCCATGAAGTGGATCGGGGCGTCGGTCATGATGTGGCTCCAGTGGTCGGGGCGGGGGTACGGGCTGGGCGGGCGGCGTAGGCGGCGAGCTGTGCGGCCGTGCGGGGTGGGAGCCCCTCGATGGCGCGGGCCTCCTCCTCGTCGTAGACGCCGGCATTGATCGCGAGGGCGTGGCCCTCCATGCGGGTCTTGGTGTCGGTACGGAGGAGGGCGTCGAGGTTGAACCGGGCGGTCTGGCCGCGCGGGAGGTGTCGGGTGATGGCTTCCTCGATTTCCTTGAGCGGTTTCATGAGCGAGAACCGGGCGTAGGCGATCCAGTCCTGTTCGACGTTGGAGTAGGTCTGGGAGTTGCCTTCGACGGCGGCGAGAAGCAGAGACGCGGGGACACCGAGCAGGCGGGCGAGTTGGGTGGTGGTGAACTGCTGGGTTTCGAGGAATTGAACGTCGGCCGGTTTGAGCATCAGCGGCGTGTAGTGAAGTCCTTGGCCCATGACGCGGAGGCGTTCGTTGAGGCGGCGCTGCGCGGGGTCGTCGGGATCGGTGCCGTCGGGGTTTCGCCCGTACCAGACGTTGCGGTACTTGGCGGGGTCGCCGGGGGCGAGTACCTGATCGGTGGTGAGGATGCCGTCGGGGGTTTGGCTGTCGGAAAGCCACATGGAGCCGTAGTCGCGGGCATCGATCGCTCCGCGCAGCTCCATGCGTGCGGACTGGATCGGGCCGAGGCCGCGCAGCATCCCGGGCACGCGGAGCAGCTTGAGGTGTTCGATGTCGCGCTCGGTGAGGGTTTCGCCGCGGTATCCGTAGCTGATCGCTCCGGTGCGGGGGTCTTCGCTGAGGGTGACCTCGTGCGGGTTGATCGGGAGCAGGTCGATGACCGCGCCGGGGTTGCGTGCGCTGACTCCGGCGCGGATGATGCGCCAGAAGGCGTTGCCGTCGGTGTAGAGGCTGACGATGGCGTACTCGAGGAATGCGGACCGCGACCAGGCGAGGTACGGGGTGGCGGCGAGGGTGTCGGCGAGGGTGACGCCGGAGCGTTCCACTCGGATGCTGAGTTGGCAGGCGGCGGTGGCGTGGATCTGGATGCCGCGGTAGACGGTCGAAAGCGACAGCGCCTCGGCGACGCCGACGTGAGCGTAGCGGGTGGATTGGCGGGGGTCGTTGGGGGTACTGGCGGTCGCGGCGGAGGTCTCGGCGGCGAGGGTGACCGTGGCGGGGTAGGCCAGGCCGAACCACTCTAGGACTTTCCGGCTGGCTGACATGAGAGCAACTGTGAACGTCACGGACACGAAGCACCTAACCGAGAGTCTCCCCGGGGCTTTAGAGGGCCGTTCAGGGCTATTCAGGGCCGCTCTAGCCGAGTTGCATTCCGGCGATTTCGGGTAGGTGGTCTACGCCGTAGGCTCCCAGCGTCCATGCTTCGAGTCCGCTGATCGAGCCGATTGACAGCCGCCGGCCAAACAACCAGGTACCGTCTCCGGTGAACCGTTTCGATGCGAGCTCGGCGGCGGATGTGAACGCGGGGTGTGGCTTGTACCGGTGGGTCGGGCCGGTCGGGTTCGTGATGCCGCTGACGGTGTTTTGGGTTGCGGCGATCACGTCGCCGGAGCCCAGTTGGAGGAGGTTGAGTTTGGCGCGCTCGGCGGCGTCGTAGAGGGCGGCGCTGGGGCCGTACTTGTCGATTGCGAACCAGGCGTCGGGGTAGAGGCCCTGGAGTTGTTCGAGCTTGTCGAGCGCCCACCAGGTGCCCGGTTGGTGGCCGCCGTCGACCATGGCCGTGAGGGAGGCCTCGCCGCTGCGGCCGTACTTGCGGGAGGCAACGATCGAGGTGTCGACGCCGTCGACGCCGGTCGCCACGCCGAAACAGACCCGGCCCGGCGTTGCGGGGGTCTTGTCCCACTCGGCGGCCTCGAACGCGGCTTTGGGGATGACTCGTTCGGTCGCTCCGGTGCGGCGGTTGCCGAACGCTCGGGCGAATTCGCCGGGTGAGTCGCGGAATTCTTCGCGGAATCGTTCGAGGTCGGAAAAGTCGAACAGGTGCCCGGCGCCGGGGTGCGTGGCGAAGATCAGGTCGAGGTCGTCGGGGTCGTCGTCGGGGCCGATGCCCCAGTCGAGGAATGCGGTTCGTTCGGCGGGGGTGGTCGAGCGGGCCTCGGCGAGCATGGCGTTGAGCGCGGTCGATTCGACGGTGCCCTCGGTCGACCAGTACCACGTTTGGGGCCGTTGGCCGGTTTTCATGCGGCGGGTGGTCATCGTCGGTTGGATGGCCTGTTTGAGGATCGTCGCGGCGACGATGGTGAAGAACCAGAATTCGTCTACGTCGACTTTGTCGCCCTGCTTGCCGTGCAGCGCGTCGGCGGTCGGCGGGAAGGGCCGGAACTTCGAGCCGTTGAGCAGCTCCAGCGCGGCGGACCCGTTGGACCGGCGCGGGGTTTTGGCCATGCCTTTCAGGGTGGATTCGCTCCACACGTCGGCCATTTCGAGGAACTTCTCGGTGGCGTGTGCGCCGGATTGGGCGGTGTACCAGGCGCGGCGGTTCTTGGTGAGTAGGGCGTTCTGGATGCTCGTGGACAGGGCCAGTGTTGTCTTGCCGGCCTGGCGGGGAACGGTCGTCAGGATGGTCGAGTAGTAGAACAATCCAGTGTCCGGCTCGACCTCCAGCGCTACGTCGGCGTCGTAGCGCTGCCAGGGGAGGAATGGGGTGCCCTGTTCGGCGGCAATCGCGGCGGCGTGGCCTCCGTAGGTTGGGCGGCTATAGTTCCGTTTCGTGGTCCCCTGGCGGGGCGTCGGCATCCGCTGGCTCGGACTCGAGTATTGGACCTCTGGCAAAGCCATTGAATAGCCGTTCTGTTTCGGGGGTGAGGGTGCCCAGGCCGCCGGCGTCGGTCTCGCTCGGGTCGAGCTGGTTCATCATGGCGAAGAGTTGCCCGGCTTCGTTGGCAATGGCTCGGCCTTTGGTGTTGCCCTTGTCGATGCTGACGGCGAGGGCAATGCACAGCTGTTTGATCGTGCGTCTGGCGCCGGTGAGCTGAGCGGCAACCTCGATTTCGGCGATAGCTGCCCGGGTCTCAAGCTCGGTCGGGCCTTGGCCGTAATTCCCGGTCAATCCCTGCGAATCCGCAGTGATTTGCAGGTCAAACAGGGTGCCTGTCTCAGTCATTTTCGGGGCCAGAATTTTCTTTTTTTGGGGGGTTGATGGGGAGAGGAGGACGGTGGACACTGGGGCGTCCAGCGTGCACGGGCCAGAAAAACGGGCCGTCTCGTCGTCGGCCTCACCACGGATCGACGCCCTCGGCGACCAGCTCGGCCGCAGCGGCAGCCTCGACAGGCAGCCTCGACTCCTCGGTGTCGGGCTCGCCGTAGATGGCGTACCACCTCGCGACATGGGCGAGCATGGAGGCTGGCCGCTCAGCGCGGATGCGCTGCTCGACGATGGCTCGGCCTGGGTCGCACGTGATGATCTGCCAGCCGAGCTTGCGGTAGTCGGCGAGGTCGTCGGGCCGGGGCACAGCATGGATCACCCAGACCGTGACACGTTCCCGGAGGCGGGTGGCTGCATGGATGGCTGCTGCCCTGGTCTTGCTGGCCACGTGTCGCACATGGTCGGGGTAGGTGTGCGTGAGGGTTGGCGGTATGGGCATGAGTGCGCGGGCGATGGCGTCCATGTCGACGGAGAGGTCGCTGGGCTTGGCGTGCTTGGCGATGTAGGTGGTCTTGCCGCCGGCAGGTGGGCCGATCACGACGACGACGGATGCACCGAACCCGGCTATCACGCGGTTCTGTCGCTTCGAGTTGCAGTGCTTGCAAGCTGGGCGGTAGTTCTCTAGAGTGTCCTCGCCGCCGTGGCTGTAGGGCACCAGGTGGTCTTTGGTGGTGGCTATGCGGGTGCAGCCCTTGAGCCTCAGGTGGCAATCGCGCCCGTAGGTGTCGAGCACCAGCTTGGTCATGGCTACCCCGGCACGACCGCCACGGTCACCCACGAGACGCCGTTAGGTGCACCGTGGGCGCTGCTCGGTTGCCCTCGCACCAGCGGTGCACGTCGAGCCACGCATAGCGCACGGTGCGGCCGACCTTGATGTAATTCGGGCCCTTGCCGGCCTTGCGCATCTTGGACAGTCGGTCGACGGTCACCTGGAGCCACTCGGCGACCTCGGCCGGCGTGGCCAGCGGCATCTTCGCGGCCATCAGCTCGCCACCCAGACACAGCACGGTTGGCGAACCGATACCGTGGAGTCATGCTCAACAACATCGATACCGCGCCAATTGCCCTGTACGCCCTGCTGGGGGTGACGGTGTACGTGATCGGTTTGGTACTGACGCTGATGATCTCCTACGCGATCATTCGCGGCGCTGTCTTGAGCGCCCTGCGCAAGCACGCGGAGGAAGTCAAGGTCGCGGCCCGCGCGGCGTCGGTCGGCCCCTACCAGCAGTAGCCACACGGCCCACAGAACAACCCCGACCGGGAGCGCAAACCAGACCGGGAGCGAGTCGACGGGGGTCATTCGACGCCTCCACAGTCGATGCAGTATCCGTCGCTGTAGCTGCATGGCGAGTTATCACGTTTGGGGCAGACAGCGAGGGCGACCTCGGTGGGAAACCAGCGCTCGATCAGCACCTTGGAGTACGCGCTTTCCGCGCTCTCCAACAGGGCCTCACGAGCTGCGAGGGTGGCACCCCGGCCCCGGGATGCGGAGAGGATTTGCGTAGCTGCTGTTCGCAGGTCGACGGCTCGCGATGCGCCTTCATGGTGCTTGGCCTCGGCGTTCAATGCCTTGTAGATCACGACCATCCGTGTTTGGATGCTCGCTTTGCGGAGGTCGGCGGGGGTGGTCATTTGGTTCTCCGTGCTGCTCGTGATTCGTGTACCTGGTCCATGGCGTGGGCCTCGCTGAATAGGTGCCAGAACGCTGTGTACTCCGCCTGCTGATCGGTGGTGAGCGCCTGGCGAGGCGGTCCATAAAGGCCAAGGTCAACACACCGACGACCGTTGATGCGCTGGAGCCGTTTCCAGTGCTCGCTGCGCATCAGCACGTTGGTTCCAGCTGCTCGGTGGCCTGCTCGTTGGCGAACGCGAGGGCCTCATCGAACGTCGGGAAGAATGCGCCTACCTCGGTGCTGATGCACGTGGCGAACCAGCCGAGGCCGTAGCCCGGTCCTCGGCCCGTCCCAGCCCGCTCGACGCGCCAGCGTTGACCTTGCGCTTTCGGTAACGTCGGCGAGGTGTGTGTCGTGGTCATTGTGTTGCTCCAGTCGTTAGCTGCATTGAAACGATGACGATGGCGAACGCGAGGATGATGGCCGCGTTAGTCAGCCAGAGGATTACCGTGAGCTGGTCGGCGAGCCGTTCGGACCGGATCGAGAACCGGTGCCGGGCGGGTGCCTCGTAGGTGCGTCGGCGACTCATGACGCGGTCTGCTGCCGGGGCGGGCGATCTCCGCACACGGCGCAGCACGTGCCGTCTGCCACCAGCTCGTGACGCCGCTTGAGGCGTCCGCAACCGACCCAGTCGGGTCTCGGTGCGGCAGACGCGCCAGCGTCCCGGAGGGAGTCGCCGGAGGCGTCCGTGTTGCTCTCGCGCTCATGCGCACGTTCAGGAACAGTACTTAAGTCTTTAACTGTTAAGTAAGTAGTTCTCTTAGTTCCTAGTGGAACCTCATATGTCGCCCCGTTTGTCGCCCCGTGAAAATCCCCCCATTCAGAGGCCTCCGGGCAGGGGATGGGGTCGCCGTCCTCGGGCATCGGTAACTCCGGTCGACCGAACTCACGCTGCCACCCAAAGTTCAGGTCGTAGACGACGGGGCGGCGGTCGGCCCTGATGTGCGAGAGGGTGCGTTGATCGCCTTTGTGCATTAGTTCAGCGGCCTCCAACTCACGGTAGGAGCGCTGGATACTCCGACGGTCGACACCGAGTTCGGCAGCGACCTCCCAGAGGTTGCGGTACGCGCTTGAGCCGTCCTGACCCGCAACGTTGGCGAGCTTGAGGAGCACGCGGGTTGCAAGGGGCTTCATAGCGTCGTACGGCAGATTGTCCAACCACTCGGCAGCTTGCCAGCTCAATGCTCAGGCTCGGCATCCTCGGGAAGGAATAGAAAAGCGCCGCGCAGCCCGGGCAGCTGATAGGCCGGCGTGAGCCGCCCCTCAGACACTTGACGCGAGATGGCCGACGGCGTGAGGCCGCGACTTTCAGCTAATTCTGATGTCGTAATGAGTTGGAGCATTCCCCTAGAGTCTCACAAGGTTAGATATTCTGACAACTACTCGATACGGCGTGTTGCATATTCTCACTACCTTGTGAGAGACTCCACGAATGACGATGACGATGACCCGAAAAATGGCCTTGCAGTTCACGCTGGGCGATCGAATGAAGAAGAGCTTGAAAGTCGCCCAGGTATCCCGGTCCGAGATTGCGCAGTTCATGAAGGTCGCCGAGGCAACCGTCAGCACGTGGATGAACGATGGGCACGCGCCCTCGCACCAGACGCTGATGCTCTGGGCCATGAAGACGGAAGTTGACCTGGTGTGGCTGGAAACGGGAAAAGAAGAAGCCCCGATCGACGCATTGTCGACCGGGGCTAGTGTGCGCCCGAAGGGATTCGAACCCCCAACCTTCTGATCTAGGGTCGTGGTTTTCGCCACTATTCAATACCGATCGGCAGTGTTCAGTTTTCTCCGTCTGATCAGGCTTTTGTGTACTCCCGTTGCCAATTGCCGCACTGGTCCGGGAGCCCCATAGTGGCGAACGCAATGTGGCGAATGGCGGGCCAAAGTGGCGAACCGTCTTCACCTACCGCGACGGCGACATCGCCAGCTACCCTCACGCTTACGGTAGCAAGCGCTTGATTCAAGCAGTGCGCCCGCCAACATCCGGAATTCAAGACCCGTGCTCTCCTCCGTGTAAATGCGGATGTCGCCTTCCGTATTTTTATGAAATATGCAGTGATGGTGCGGGGACGAACGTGGAGATCGTCTGGCGCACGTTGGCCGACGCCGCGCTGGACGATCAACGAGACTGGGCCAGCATCGGCGCTATCGCCGACGCGGCTGCCGTAGCGCCGTCCACCACTCATCAGGCGCTGGGACGACTTCTCGACATCGGAGCCGTTCGTGCCAATTCGCGTCGCGGTTACACCGTCGTCTCTCCCGAAAAACTTCTCGAAGCCTTCGCCGCTCACCGCAACCTACGTGCCGACACGATGGTGTCAACAACCCTTCCCGCTACCCAAAACCTCCTTGACGAGGTCGACTACGCACTGAGCGGCAGCCGAGCAGCCGTCCACTACCTCGGAGGGCGCAACACGGTAGCCGATCTCGGCCGACGGATCGTCTACACCGCCCAAGCACTTGCGCAGGCTGACCTTCCTATGGGCGATGAGGTCATCATCCTCTCCGAAGATCCGGTCGCGGCACGCACCTGGCGATCCGGATACGCCAGCCTCGCGCAAACCTACGCCGACCTGTGGGCGAGCCCAGGATGGCAAGCCGCCGAGTTCACCGGTGCGCTGAAAGTAAAACTATTCGCCGACGCCGATTGGGAGCAACGCACCAGTGCCTAACCTCTACGAAGACGGGCACGGAGTCATCCACGCACTCGTCGACCGGCTGGGTCACGACCTCGAGCCGTCGATTCTCATCGGCGGGTGGGCAACGTTCGCTCGAGTCGGAGGCGAAATCAGCCTCGACATCGACTTCATCACCTCCCAGGAGTGCCTCCACAAACTCGAACCGCTGATGACAGACCTCTCGCCCAGCAATAACCACCAAGGACGAAAGCTCCGGGCAACGATCGACAACGGTCACCTCGACATCTACCGGCCCTACGAATCTCAACTCGGTGGCAAGCTGCGGCTGAAAGTAGAGGTGCTCGCCGAATACCCCGACGAGCTCTCGTTCGAGAAGTGGACCCTCCTGCGCCTCGAGGCCCACATCGCGACCAAGATGGCGGCACTCCTCGACCGGCACTTCTCCGAGAAGGGCCAGAAGGATGCTCGTGAAATTCTCGCGCTGATGAAGCTTGAAGGTGTCGAGCCAGCAATCGCCGCCGAGATCCTCCACCGAGCCTCCACCGTGGACATCCAAGACCTGCCCCCCATGATCAATGGCGCCTTCGACTTGATAGGCAATGTCATCCGATTGTCAAAGACCGACCAGAAGCTCGTCACCACAGCAAAGAAATCATGGGTGCACGAACTGCAACTGCGCGCCTTGTCCCCGCAGTCAGAGCGCCCCCGGCTGTGAATGTCCGTCCTCCAAAGCCAGCAGTTCTGCAGCGGACTGGTTGAGCTGCCGCGGGCCAACACATTCGCATCGGCACCGCTGAGCTCCACGCGGTATCCGCTCCCCCACGTCCCGAGAACTCGCATCCGCCAACCGCCCGCAAGGTTCGCCTATGACGGCGAAGGGGAAGTCGGCGCCCACATCGACACAACCGATCAAATCGAGGGCAAACGCCTTCGACCATCACTGCATCCGCGCCAGCGCCCCTTCGGCCTCCCACCACAGCTCGGGTTGAGCCGGTAGGCGTCATAAGGTCAAGTTTGAAGACTGGCCACCAGCTGAAGCCCCTTGAGCTTGAAGGACTTGGTTTCGATTCCTTTGATGGTGTCTCCGAGGAGCCGGTTCAGAATGTATGTGTGGGCATCGGTGACGGTGAAGGTGGGCTGGCCGCGCCCCCCGGAGGCTATCCGTGAGTACTCACTACCGAGGGACTGAAGGAGGGTTTTCATGTGATCCGTGGACAGGTCCTCGCCGCGGCTGTGGATGAGTGCGACGACTTGACCAGTGTTCGCTCCAGACGTTCGGAGCGCTTCGAGTAGCTCGTAGGAGAGTTGCCAGCCGGTTTCGATCAGCGTGTTGGCGATGTCGAAGGCTTCTTTGCGGGTGGCTTCGGCGAGATAGGAGCGAAGATCTGATACGACACCTCGGCGGATGTCGAGTTGGATCGAAGGCCGTCGAAGCAGTGCGGGAACGTGACCCGGGGTGAGGATGCTGGGCGAAGCGAAGGTTGCGAAGTTTCTTGATGCTTCGATGGTTGCGGCAAGGGTTTTCCAGTCGATCATGAGACGTTCGTCGAACGTGGAGGCGTCGTCGGGCACCAGGTGGGCGCGTATCAGCTTCGCTATCAGATCGCCGGATTCAGGTTGGATCCGTTCTGTGGGGATCGTTTCAGGAGCGATGCTTCTTGCGATGCGGATTCGTACGGTGACAGAAGGAAGCTCTGAACGTGCGTTCAGAACGGCCAGGGCTACATCGAGTCGATCAGGTGCGGGGTACGTTTCCCACGTGGTGATCTTCTTGGCCTTGTTGAGCAAAGCGGCTAGGGAGGCGTCGAGCCCGTATTCCGCAAGATAGGTGGAGACGTTCTCGAACGTGGGGTCTGTCCTGAGGTGGGCTGCAAGGGACGGCCAGACTTCGGAGGGTACGTCGTCGAGGCGTGGGACCTGGAATCGGGCGTCAGTTTTTCTGACAACCTCGTCAACGAGTGTCGAGCTCGCGCTTTCGACGATATCAATGAGGATGGCTGTGAACGCCTTCGGGTCGGAGACCATCAGAACCGAGTTCGGCGGTGTCGTTGCGAGGGCGAGGAAGGCGCTCAGCTGCTCGATCGCGTACTGGTAAAGAGCCGTGTCCTTGCGGAGAGTGTCAAGGGCGATAGGCCCCGAAGGGATGAGGATCCGCAAGTTAGGTTCGGTGAGTGAGAACAGGTGCAGTTCCACGGCGGTTTTGCGTGCGGTCGCGTTGAGTGGTGCGAGATCGGTGAGTGTGGCGCCGGCGGCTTTGACGACCCCGAGGACGATGTGTGCTGCTTTATCGGACGTCGGTTGTGTGACCGCATCCATGCGATAGTACGTCGCTTCGATTATCGATGCGACCTCGTCGTCGGTTTCGTAGTGTGAGTGTGGCAGTGCGCCGAGAACGGCGTTGATCGAGTCAGTCTGCGAGTCGGTGCCGAGTCGCGGGGACGCAATGTACAGGAGAACCCCTTTCCAGTGGGGTGCCATCGCTGCGAGGAGCGCGTTTGGGTGGGCACCATGTGAGGTGTAAGTATCCAGGAATTCCTGCTCTTGTTCGTCGAGGCGCGACAGCCGATACGCAACAGCCGAAGCTGCCTCGGGCCGGTGTGAGAGAAGGTAGTCAAGGATGCTGACGTTGAAGATGCTGGCGTCGTTGAAAAGATCAGCGACGTCGCTCGTAGCAGCACCCTGCTCTCTTAGGATCTGCGCAACCTCGTCTTCGCCGATCTCGTACGTCATGTCGGGCTCGCCCGGCTCTATGCACCGCCGGATGTACTCCATCGCGTCCGGGCCGAGATGATTGCCGTAGTAGCTGGCCGTATAGAGCGCGAAGTGGGATGTGAGGAAGCCATGTCGGACCATCTCACGCGCTAGGTCGGATTCCAACGTCGCATCGATGACGCTGTCGAAGGAGATGCTCTTGGCAACGGGAGCACCCGTCGAGTCGTTTAGCGCGAAAGGAACGGGGTTGACAGCGAGCTGTGCTTCCTTAGCGAGCGTCTGCCACGTGTGGTGCCGAAGAAACTCGAGATCGTACTGGGCCTGACGAATATTCGCGTCGATCTTCGCCAGGTCAGCAGTCTCCCAATCGTCATCGTTGATGGTCGTCCGAAGAACCTGGCTGAGCTGGTCTGTGGAGAAAGACAAGTCGATGGCCGTTTGGTATCGACTTACCGGGTTATGCAGTCTGATGGTCTGCGAACCTTCCGCAACAATTTGCGCCCAGACGTTCGGTTCCTCCATGTTTGCGCCTGTCGCGGGCGTTTGGAGCTCCACTGTTGCCTGAGGGTTGGAGGCTTGCGCTGCCGCGCGCAGAAGCCCGGCGAATTCCTCAAGTTGTCGGCCCAGTCGTCGAGCTCGCGCCTGTGCCGTGGACTCCTGCCTCCGCAACTGGCGCAGCTGCATAAGTCGTGTTGTGCCCGCCGCTATGTTCTCCTGAACGAGGGCTCTCCATACGGAGTACAGCAGATCGAGTGAGCTCTCCCGGTGCCGGATTTTCTCAAAGTCCGCAAGGTGAGTGTTCTTATAGAGAACAATCGCAAACACCAGGTCGTCGTCGATCCCCGGGATCCGGTTCTCCGTGACAATGAGCCGATTTCGGTACACCTCGAATTCATTTCGAATGTTGTGGATCATTCGCATATCGGCCACATGCCGGGCGGCGAGTCGGATGAGCGTTGGATTGATCTCGAAGTCGTCGCTCGCCATTGCACCGGACATGATGTCTCGAGCGTTATCGGCGCTGACGAATGGAACCACTGGGATGATGACGTCGAAAAACTTGGTGCGGCTCGCCCTTTTCAGAGTCGATTTAGCGCGGTCGGTCACTGGCATAGGGTCTGTGGGTGGCTTGACTTCGGCTTGGGATCCGATCTCTTCGAACACGCTGTCCCGGATCGCGTAGACGAAGACGATTCGCCGCCCGATCTGTGTCGATTCATTCAGGAGGCTGTTGAGTGCGCGCAGGGTGTCGAAGACCTGCACGTCCTCGAATCGGTCAATGTCCTCGATCAGGACGATGTCGCGGCGACTTGCTTGGAAAAAGTAGACAATTTCGTCGAGGTACTCGTCGAAGTAGGTTTCGGATTGCTTCGACAATGTGATCGTCGCCGGTCCAGTTTGCACGGAGGCGCTCAGCGCAGGCCGACCTCGCACGATGACGAGCACGGTCCAAGTTGCGCCCACCATGGAAGCCAGGAGTAGCCCGTACGCGACCCATTGCCGCCAAGGAATGGGAAGGAGCGCTTCGACAAGTGATTGGATGAGGCCGAGGCCGAACAGGAGAACGAACGCTGCGGCGCCTCCGATGCCGGCGATCACCCAGTCACGGCGCTTATCCGGCACGCTGGCTCGACGGAATCTCGATTGTGGCACCTTGCTGGCCGGAAGACGGTAAAGGAGCTGCTTGACGAGTTCCTTCTGGATCTGGTTCGTGCGAGACAACACCCCACCCGAATAACCGGTGTCCGGAACATCCGATGCAATGGTCGAGAGCGACAATTCGACCACTCGACGACTGTGTGTGTCCCTGAGACTGGACAGGATGCTGCTCTTACCCGTTCCATACGCACCGGTGAGAGCGATGTTCTTCGTTCCGTCAGTGTTCAGCGCTCTCAACAACAGGTCCGCGTACAGCTGGTGCTGATCACCGTCGAACTGGGGTGCCAAGCTCCTGATATACAGGTTCCCACCTGCCCCATGACCAGACCCGGGCAGAGGAGGTAATACGTTCTCGGACATGCGTTCATCGTATGGTCGGAAATCACCCCGCATGCACGAGGCGCGATATGCACGACGCAGTCGAGCACGGCTGGGCACGCGCTGAACGGGTAGGCCAAATTTGCAATCGATCTCAGGCCGCTGTCTCGCAAGACAAGCGTTGCCGCCCATCTCGTCGTCGCGACGCCGGCACTGCCTGGCGTCACGAAAAGTCGCGGACCGGTGATTCCATCAACTATGTCTCGCAGGTTGCTGGTTGGATGGACCTTTCCATCGTTACTTGCGAGTCAACCTGAGGTGGTCTGGAAATTCACAGACGCGCGACTACTTCTTGGAGAGCAGCTTCGCACCGTCAGGTCGCTGAAGTTGAAGGCGTCGCAACACATCGGCGCACCAGCCCCTAACACGTAGGGCTGCAGGGTCTTCACAGATCAACGTCAATGGAATCATCAAGGCCAAGCAAGCATGCCCAATCGACATGGGTCAGGAGCTTATAGAGATCCGTACGCGCAGCATAAGCAACAACGTCGCCCTTGAACCCAATCGGTGGTTCGGCAAATTTTGACCAACTCTGCTCGATCAGGCCGTAGACGAATTCGGTGGGCGCGGCCGAGATTCGACCCCGCAGCACGATGTTCAGCGAAATCTCCGGATCCCTCCAATAGTAGGGAGCATCCTCGTCATTGTCGAGAACGTCACCACGGAGAGTCTGCAGGAAATCACGGTATTCGACCACGACCCACCGACCCGCATGCGATCCCGGCACCAGTGTTACTTCCCCCGCCAGTAAGGCAGCTTCCCCTGGAGCATCGAAAGTTGAACCAAAGTATTCCTGATTCAAGAGGGCACGGATTTGAAACCCTTGCTCCCACGGAACGGGCGACGACTTTAGAACTTCAAGCTTTATCTCTGGTGATGTTTCACTGAAATGCAACCCCCCATCGGAGCTGATGTCCATTGGGCCTTGTTGTGCAACATCGTCGAAGAAGCCTGTCGATGCGACGTAGAAGGTATAGACCCGTTGCTCGCCGTGAGCATTAGGATCTTGGTCATCTCCAACGTCCTCGGTAACACGAACGTAATCACCCGGCTTCACAAACCACGTTGACATTAGTCTGGCCCTCCACAGACATTCCCACCTGGCCCAGTCACTGAGCTCACCTGATTGACAGTGCATGTCGGAGTGCTTGATCCCACTCATCGAAGCGTTGCACGCTGTCGCGGGCGGGAAGGGGCGCGACCCGCCACACAACCCGTGCGCTCACAGTGCTCGAATAAATGGCGCATGAGTGCTGAATCTGCCCGCCGCGGTCACGCGTCAGGGACCATTCCGTCTCGTCTTCTCGCGTGAGGGTTACGGTAACGCCGTCGTTATCGATGTCGACGCACTCACCAATGGCCATGGCTGGTCCCTGAATCATGCTGGCGATTATAGGCTCCTTGACACGCGAAGCTCGTCTTCGGGACAAACGGGGTTTCCCCGATCCTCTTAGATCAAAACATGACGGCTTGAGAAAGTCATCGCGTCAGGGTTTTTCTGAGGGCCGAATCAGCCGGTGTCAAGAAATATTGAAACACGCCGTGTCTGACAGACGTTCCAACTGAGCCCTGACGTTCCGTTGGGGGTACACGCTATACCGACACATCGAACGCCGCGGCCCTGCTAGGCCCACCAGGGTCGGTCCTGATCGAGCAGGACGACAATTGGGGAAGCCGGCTGGCGAACGCCGCTACTCCTCCGAGGCCCAATGCTCGAACTGGCCACCATGAACGACCCCATCGGCATCATCGACGAGGCGGTGGTTCTCCCCGAACTCACCCCCGCATAAAATAGAAAAGCTGAACCGCACTGTGTTGACGACGATGACCAGCAGGTAGAGCGGCTTAGCCTCCGGCGAACCAAAGGAGCATCATGAGCGACACGAACGCACGACGGTTCCTCGATGCATTTCATGCGATAGAGCAAGTTCTCCGGGAGCGTTCCACGAAGCCGTTCACTAAGAATGAAGAAGGGTTCAGCAACCTCGTTCGTGATTCTAAGGAGCTCACGGAAGGGCAAAAGCAACGACTCCGCCAGTACTCTCGCCTTCGCAATGCGATTGTACACAACCCATACGAAGATGGGCTCGTTCCAATAGCCAGTCCCCGTAATGACGTGGTGCAGTGGATGGAGGCGCAGGCCATAATCATTGAGCGCCCGCCGTTGGTGAAAGATGTGCTCAAGCTCCGAGACCCACAAGTGCTCTCCGAGGATGACGACGTGAGCATATTCTTGGCGCTTGCTGGAGAGCCGACAAACTTTTCACAAGCACCCGTCCGGGATGTGAGCGGTAAGCTGCGGCTCATCACGACCAACTCTGTTGCACGATGGGTCGCAGAACAGTACACGCCGGGCATGGGTGTTGTGTTGGACAACGCGCGCGTTCGCGATTTCACGAGGTTTGCCGAAGACGGCGACAGGCTCGTTCTCAAGCCGAGAGACCTGCGGGCAGTAGAAGCCGCACGAATCTTCGGAGGGAGCGCCGGCAACCCTCCGGCGGCCATCGTCCTAACTGAGCACGGCAAAGATTCCGAGACTCCATTAGGGATGTGCGTCCAGGCCGATGTCGCTGCGCTACTGCGTAGCCTGGGCGTTTAACTGCCCGGAGCGCTCCTCGCACTCGCGTCCTGTTCAGTTCAGCGTCTGACGCCAGAGTTTTGCGATCGTGCCCCGATTGTCACGGCCGCCGACATTCAGACACGTTGGCCGCGAGTTTTTAGACGAAGGGGTTTCGTTCACGGCTTCTGAGCAGGATGCGCGGCAGATGCGAGATCAGTCGCCGCGGTCTCGGAATCCACCGTTTTAGCCACGGCCGTTCGAGCCTCTCAATAATGGACGCGTCGAACGTCGAAGCCCTCAGGAACACAGCCAAGCCCGAGCACCCAAGAATCTAAAGCCGCATGGGCGGCCGTCAGCGTCAACACCTGCCGGCGCTCAACCACGACGGTGTGCTCCCCGCCGAACACTGCGACCATCTCTGAACTCCCACCAGGAATCCCGAGTATCGCCATCGCGTTCGTATCTCCAGCGATCGAAAGCTCCACGGTGCAGGCGTCCGGTTCGCCATAGACCTGAAACCAGCGCCCCGAGCCCGTATCGCCACAGACCGCCCACGGGAGTCCGGTTCGGGCGTTGACGACGGACACGAGATCGTGGAGAAAAACGGCCGACCACGCCGTGTGCTCGATCGGTGTGTGCGCAGCCGTCCACCACCAGCTTCTCTCCTCAGGCATCACGTCGAGGAGCGCCCCGAGCTCAGGGTCAAAGGTGAAGTTGAGGAGGGCAAGCGATCCAGTCGTCGTAGTCATGGTCGCAACATGCGCGGAGGACGCCGCATATTTTCCGGCGTGCCAAAGGCAAAACGGACCACTCCCCCGTCAGATCAACGCAGCTCTGAAAACGATTTTTGCCACGCGGCGCGAACTCTGCCGGGCAAAATCAAATCCGGCCATACCCTCAAGCACAAGTCACAGTTCATGAGCGCGAGGTCTTCCGCATCATTGAGCGCTTCCCGCATGATCGCGGCATACCAGTCCATCACCGACGCCGGATCGTCCAGCCGCACCGGCCGCCGACTCGACCAGGCCTTCGAGAGAATTGGCCACCCAGATGCTGCGAAGCTCCCAGTAGCTCGGACGAACGCCTGGCGGGACAGGATGCGACCTGTCATATATCGCCGGGATTCTCCTAAGACCATCATGCGCGGCGGCACCTGGGCTGCCGCGCATGACTTCAACATGAAACCCCGGCCCGCTGTCCTCTATGCCTATGCAATTGCCACGAGCCGGGACGAGCTGGTTTTCTATGCACTCCACGTGGACGGCTCGGCTTCTGCGTCCGTTCGCGCCGGCGCGGCCTGGGAACCGTGCACAGGCGCCTTCTTTGAAATCGGGTCACCGGCCATCGTAGCCTTCGAGCGCGGCACCTTTATAGGTGAAAATGTCCTCGAGAATGCGGTCAGAATCCTTGGCCCTCAGCAGCGGGCCGCGTCGTGACCTACGAATCGCACATCACGGCCAAGACCCCGGTCGGTGAATATTTGGTGCAGTGCGCCAGTCGCCCGCTGGTCCGGGTCCTGGTGGGCCCCGGCGGCCTTGGCCGTGCGTTCCCCGAGCCCTGGCTTCGGCCAGCGCCGGAATGGTCGGGAGAGTACTTGGACCAAATGCTGATCTCGGTGGGCGACCACTGGACGATGACAGCCGAGGGGCGCAGAGGCCCAGTCACCGTTCCGTGGGGGCGGGTGCTTTCCATAGAGGCTGTCGCACAGACGGTCGAAGTGCTCCTGAATGGCTCCCCGTTTGGCCAGTATCGGGTTTTCAGTTTGAAGGAGCACGTGGTCGTTTGGCTGAACGGCGATGGGGCGCGAGCGGCGCGCGCACCAGCGCTCGAAACAGAGGGAATGGAATTCCGAGGCGATGGGCGCGCCCACGAAACTTCAAGCTTTGCCTTTGCCGTCGGGGCACGGGGGTCGCTCACATGGGCCGGTCTCGACCCGGACGAAGGCGTTCCCGGTTTCTCGATGGAAGCCCCCGCGTATCGAATCGACTGGATCTCGCCCGTACAAATGCGTCGACAGCCGCTCGATCGGTAGGTGACGGTCGGCGGGACGCCGGGCGCCCGGGCGCACAGAAATCCGTTGTGGATGTTCGCAACGCCGGCGGTGCGCCCAGCTCTTCGGTAGCCGACGGTGCGCCCAGCGCTTCGAAGCCCTGATGCGCCCGGATGGTTGAACGGCGCGTCCCGACATTCGGCAGCACCGTGTGCGTCAGACGATATTCGGCGCGCCGCCACCTCCGACCAACCCTGTGCCGCGCATGCAAGGTCCATGACAATCACAGCCCAGCCCACCGTCGAACTTTTTCGCATCGTCACGACCACGGAGGTGATCCTGGTCGTCCGCAACTGGGTGACGGGAAAATCCATCGCCTCCCCTAACGAAGACGTCCCCTACGCAATCGTTGATGCTGTTCGCCTGGTGCCCGGAGAGGCCGCGTCCGTCACCTTCGTCGACGTCGACCATGCCGACCAGCCGATCTCGTTCAAGGGCGGCATCGTCAAGTCCATCGATCGCCACCCCTTTCTCGGGGTCTAGGTTTAGCGGCGGCGAGGGTCGCCGAGCCATTCCCACACCCCGGTCTCGAGGTCGAAACTGGCCACGTTACCCAGCTCGCCGTCGCAGGCCAATGAATAGACCCGCGTTCCAGTGGTGGTGACCGTTTCGTCTTTGACGTGGATGTGGCCGTGTATGAGGATCTCCGGTTTTACAGCCTCGAAGAGGCGCGTAATTCGTCGACGACTGACGGCGCTGTAGGCGAGCTCCGTTGAGTTCCAGCCCATCGGGTTGGCGCCGATTATCCGTTCGACAAGCGGGGTGCCGCCGTTGATCGTCTCGTGAGTCAAAAGGACGTCGACGGGGCCCCCGGCGATCGCCTGGTCGACTTCAGCGTCGGTGGCCACCTCCTCGTAAAACCACGTTTGACCCGGGACCCGATCCGAAAAGTCCAGCGAGGCCGCTCCGCCGAAGCTCAGGAACGACCGTCCCGCAAGCGTGAACCGGTAGCCTCGCGGCATCATGAAAACCGTCTCGGAAACTTGCGCGATGCCTCCCGGGTTCTTTCCGAACTCAGAATTCAAGTTCGTCCAGTGCTCGTGATTTCCGGGCGTTACTAGGAGTCGTTCGATGCCTGCACTCTTGCACCAGAAGTCGACCGTGCCCAGAAACCCTTTGCCTCGGATCGGCGGCCAGAAGCCGAAATCGCCCGCTTGCAGGACCGTCCGCAGGCCTGAGATCTTCCGAGCTACGTGCGGCAGGATCTCGCCAGTCCATCGGGTGTCGCCGTGGATGTCGCCAAGTACAGCGACCACTTTCTCGTCGGGCAACGTCAGATCATTAGTCATGCACCCATCATGCGCGGCACACGCCGTGTCAGGGTGGCAGGCCGGAGGTCGGGACGAGTGGTTGGGTGCCGCGCATGGGATTGGTGAGTGGATAAGGTGAACATGGACGACGACTTCTTGACGTTTTTCAGACCAGAGTTCAATCACGTCCTCGATATCAGGAAGACCCCCTCCGGCTGACTGATCCCGATCTAGGTTCCGACCTCCTCCGCGATGCCGCGAAGCGACTTGTCAACGTGTACGCGCAGCGCCTGGACCAGGCCTGGGTCGAGGGCAATGGGTGACCCTCGCGCGTTTCCGGAAGCACGAGCGGCTTGCGTCGCGTACAACGCTGGTGATATCACTCTCGATGAACTTACCGAGCAGCTATGCGCACTCCCGATCCTCCAGCAAGCACCGCTGCCAGACGCAGCCTGGTACATACTCATCAGTGATGGACCGATCAGCAGATTTCAGGAAAGCCACCAGGATCGGCTGGTCACCGGCGCAGAATACGAACATGTCATTAACGCGATGTTGGATGCCGGGCATGAAGCCTGAGGGGTATTGAGCCAGAGGTACCGCACCGAGATTCTCCGTGTGCGGAGCGGCCCGATGCCGGTGTGGGCACCGGGCCACTCCGCAGGTCACCCTCTGGGTGCCATTGGGCTACCCCTCGTTGTCGTCGTGCTCCGCCACAAGCTCCCTGAGCACTCCGAGGGCCACCTTCCATTGGCTACGAATGGACGCCGTTGACGCGAACGTGAAGTCAACGCCCAGCGATACTCCCGTTCGGTCATCCGTCAGCGACCGGTACTCATATAACTCATCGGTGTGCACGGTTACGCCTTCAAAAATCAGCTCATCCTCCGCCTCATCGATCTGCTCCGAGAAGGCCACGGCAACTTCATGCTGCCAATCCGCGCTGAAATCGGCGCTGCATTCGAGAATCTGCTCGATGCGATCGAGCGCTTCCGCCGTACCTTCACGCTCGTCTCGGCGGTAAGCGAAAACGAGGAATCCAATGCTATCCAAGCAGTCTGCAACGACACCGTTCTTTGCCTCTCCGGAGAGAGGGGCCGGGAATTCGAACCTGCTCGTGCACCCATCTCGCTCATCGAAAGTCCAGGTGTTCATGTTGTCACGGTGGTTTCTCCAGCTCGTGACCTCGCCCGTGCGCCAATCAACTTCAAATCCGTCCTTGTAAACGGTGCCGAAGCCATCCCGCTCGAGGTCGGCGTCGTACGCATGGAAATTGTTCGTGACGGAGGACCTGAAATCTGGTTGCCTCCTGACCTCGACGGGAAGACTCGGTGCCGTTGGACCGTCGCTCGTGCAATCGGGTTCTGACATGGTCAAATTCTTGGTCGGCGCAACCCGCGCCTGAGGGTCGAGGCCGACTCGCCCGAAGGGCTCGATCAAGATGACCTCAGCCATGACAGAGACGAGATTAGCGGCCATTCTTATTGCAGACATGTGTGGTTTTCCTTGTGGGTTCGTGTGGTGAGGCCACCCGGTGGTGGCTCCAGTGGTGCTTGGTGATGTCATGCGCGGCAGGCAAGCGCTCTGGCCTTCGCAAGGATGAGGCAACAGACGCGGCACCAGCTTGCGAGGTGAATCGCCCCGAGATTTCGGGCAGTCCTGTCCCTACTGTCAACGCGAAGTCAGGCTGGGACGGCACCCGATACCAGTGCCGGCGCATCCCCGCCGGCGCAGACGAGCGGCTTCGCGCGCAACGCCGACTCGGCCTCACCCGTCGACAAGGGAGCCGGGCAGATTCTCCGGAGCAGATGACGGCCCGATGCAAGTCCGTGGCGAGGACTTCTGCTTGCCCGGCTCGTGCGATGACTCGTGTCGCCTGCTGGCGAATAGATGCGTTCCGCAGTCGAAGTTGGGCGCGCTGCGTTGCAGACGTGGGCCCTCGTTCGTCAGTATCAAGTGGCGAACACGAACCCACGCACCGCTGCGCTCGCCTTATGCGTCCTGACCCTAGGCGGGAGCACTCCCGTCGTGGTCCCACGCTTCGTCGGCGACCAGAGTCCCAAGGAGCTGGTCGAGGTGGACTGGGACCTTGCGAATGTTGCGTCCGTTCCGCTTGATGAGGACGTCGTGGCGCCCCTCCTTTTGTCCGGCTTCAAGGTACCGAGGGTGAATCAATTTCTCATTCCACAAACTTTTGAACGTCGTCACTGCCGAGGAACCAGCCGGGATAACCGTGGGGTGGTACTTCTGGGCTACATCAAACGAATTCCTCGCATTGAGAAGTACTGCATTCAGGTCGCCGCCTCGTGGGTGATGTAGAAAACCGATGGCTGAGCCCAGGGGATGTGCCTTCCCGTCGCCGTCAGTGCGCCAACCAAGTGCTCGATTTTCAATGGTGTTCCCTATGGGGAAAGGAGGCTTCGATGCGTCAGTGAAGTTCTCGATGTGCGCGTAGCCACCGGCCAGCGTATCTTTCAATGCCTCGAGCACGGCCAGCCCAGGACTCTGTTCACTCTGGCTCTGGAACGAGGTCGACACCATGCGCGCAACGCGAGCCGGTAGGGAATCGAGATTCTCGGGGTCCAGCAGGCGCAGCATGCCTGCATCACCGACCAGCCCGGCCAGGATTGTCAGCGGCACGAATCCGAGCATCAGGTCTACGGCCATCTCGACGTGCCGGGCGTCAGACTTTCCCTCGATTTTCACCGTGGCCATAATCGTGGTGGCGAGTCTGAAGTAGGAGGCGCGATAGGACTGCGTGACCTCGTCCCCAGCACGGTTGTCGTCCAGTCCGGCACTGGGACTGCGGTCGATGGAGTCAATCATTTCCGTCCAGGTCGATACCGATGCCAGATGCTGGAAGGCCTGCACTCCTGCTGCCATCAACCGACCCGGGGCGCGGTTGTCATCTCGGAATCGGTCCATTCGTTGCCGGGCGTCGTCGCTTCGCAGCGAGCTTTGGCCCAGGTTGACGATAACGGTCCGGTCGCGCACAGAATTAATCGTGTGCGGGTTTTCGGCGGTCACGAGGAGCAGCGCGTGCGGTACGAAGACCTCGCGGGCCTTCAAGTCCACCCCCGAGCGCCGCTTGGACGACTTGTTGAAGACCGCCCGAATGATGTCGCCAATCTTCGCCAGTTCGAGGGCGTATAGGCGTTTGTCGGGTGAAGGCGCCAAGTCGTCCATCACCCAGACGTTCGATTGTGCAATCGCCTGCTCAACCCCCGTGGCGGTATCTTTCATGGAGCCCGGAAGTTTCTTCGCGGTCCAAGTCCCTATTTTCTGGTGGAATGAGAGGATTTGAGAAACGGTCCAGCTCTTCCCATTTCCTGGGGGTCCTTGAAAGTAGATGACCGTGGTGCAGTCGATAGGCACTGCCGGGCGCAACCCCGCGGCCATCACCACAGCCGCGACATTCACGTCCGTCCACGGCGCAAGGTCGACGTAGTGTTCCCGCAGTGACCGAAGGTCGTTTCTGACCTGGTCCCGCCACTCATCCGAGTCAACGACTCCGTGCGTGGGTGGAAGGCTGAAACTCGATGCTCCAGGAAGCACATTCTCAGTGACCCCGGCTATCGTTTTCCCGCGGTCCGCGTCATTGAACGCCAGCACGGTTCTTCCGGAAATGAAACTACAGATGTTTGAGTTCTCAGCGGGAACATATCCCATAGTGGCCCACGACACGACGTGCTGGACGGGCACATCGGTGTTGTCCTTGATGGCCGAAAGCCATTTTCCGGCCGGCGGCCACTCCGGGTGCATCAGTACGGCATTGGGAATGCTGGCATTTCGTTTGTCCCATTCCTGGGGCGGATACATCAGCAGGGCGGCGGGGCCCGTCACGACTGCACGCTCAGTTTCCCCGTCCTGATTCAGCCATTGGAGCTCGATGCGGCAGGTTGACCGGGCCCCCTCATCGGTCTCGTCCATGCCGGCCCCGAAATGAGCGGTCCGCACCTCCTGCAGTGTGGGCCCCCGGTGAGTTTCAACCGCGATAATTCGGCCGCCGATATTAAAAGCTGTCTGCCACTCGTTGGCTCTAGAAGCGTCCGCGTAGAGTACTGACGCGAGCACCTCGACTGCGTTGCCATCATCCGTGACCCGCCAGGTCCCGACTTTGACTTCGCTGCGGTTCCGCAGCGGCGGGACGGGCATCTCATCTCGACCGCGGTCGAGCAGGTTGTGCCACGTTTCACCACTCGCCAAGTAGTCAGCCAAACCATATTTCACCATCGGGCCTTGATTCGCACCGGGCATCGGCACCGACAGGAGAGCGTCGAGTTCGTGGTCCAAGTCGGGCTGGAAACTGACGAGCTTCACGGTCGCACCGGCACCTTCAGCGAAAGTCCAGAGGCCATTCGTATATTTCCAAACGCTGCGCCCGTTGTCGACGTCGCCTTCAACCGCAAGGAGAACTTCGCGGCCGGCCAAGCTCCACGCCTCCCAGGCGTGACTGCCCTTCCCATGGCGCACGTGGTCGAGCGACAGGATTGTCACTCGTTCTGATGCTGGAATCTGCATCATCAACGAGTGGAGCGACCGAATCGCATCCGCGCGGGTAGTCTCTTCCGGCACTTCTAGGGCGACGTCATCGATGCCGTTGGCGCGTAGCAACGCCGTGAGGGCTGCATCGCCGTTCAGGATGCCCTCGGTGACCAGGATGCGAGGAGAACGCAAAAGCCATTCCTTGGGGGTGCCGGGATTGGCATCTAGGACTGATTCATTGCCCTGCACGAACTCGAAGGACAGAAGTTTTCCGGCCGAAGTAGTGACGGGGGCACTTGGGCGAATTTGAATCGACGAGTAATACGGCGTGCGTCCTTCACCGTGAGCGACGCCCACCAGGTCAGCTGAATACCAGGGAATGACCGTCGTGTCGCCGCGTACAGCAGCACCGTTGAGTTGGCGGTATGGCCGGGATATCGACACTCCGATGCTGTTTTGCTTGGCGAACTCGGGAACGTCGGGAGCTTCGAGGGTCACGTAACCGCGCGCTGCGGCTACCAGGGGTGCGATTCCGGAAGTCGCGAGTACTTGCGCGCCGGATTCCCGCACGTTGGGTAGATAGGAATCGGCTGCCCAAGCCGAGCGGGAAACTGTGGGCCGTGTTTGAGTGTTCATAAGGTCTCTATGCGCAAACACTAAAATCGGCTGGAAAGCGGCGAAACACCATCCGAACGGGCAATCCATTTGCCCGCGGAGATGCATTGCAATCCGGGCACACCACGCCAGGATCATTCACCGTATCGCCGATCGACAACCAACCGGGTGGCCAACCCCGCAACCTCAGGATCGCAACTCGGAGCGACCGACTCGCAAGGAGCGGCGGTCGCCGTTATGGTGCACACGGTTCCCTTACGTCGCCGATTAGTCCTCGGCGTCGATTACCCGGATTACCCGAGGTAACCGGAGCTCGGTTACTTCAAATTCCGCTGAATCACTGGAATCCAAGGCCTAATTCTTCCTTAATTACCAAATTACCAATATTTAAGAGGTATAGATAGATAGAAGAGGAGAGATGGGACATCTCTTCTGCCTATGGTGTCCCTCCTGCTTCTACTACTCTATTGGCGCTATAGTTTGGTAACCTCGGTAATGCGCTCATAAAGTCGCTCGATATGCCGTTTGATCAGGTATTTACAAATTACCCAGTGCGGGTAATCGCTGGGTAATCCGGTAACCTGGGGTTGGATCGTGCCAACGCGGCATACGATGCCAGCTGCTGGCCCGGATCCGCCGCGGCCTGCAACCCAATCCGACGCCACTGTTGCCCGTCAGAGCGCTCAGCAATGCAAGACGGCCGCAGCTTCGTGCGTCCGTTCATAACGCGTCAGCCGGGCGTCTAGAGCCGCAACGAACCGGATGCGCGCTGTGGCGCGACAACGAATGCGATTATCGCTCTGATCTTGGGGTCGTTGGACGAACGTCACTCAATTTCGGCGCCTCCTGAGAGTCCGACGCGCTCCTGAAGAAATTCTGTCGACTTTGTCGTCGGCAAGCAGCTCCAATTCGGCAGTGGTCGACCATCGAACATAGGCAACGACGAAACGGACTTGCCAGTCGGTTGAGCGAGCATCGTCACCGATGTCGTCAAGCCCCTCCCTGATGGCGAACGCCGCGTTGAGGAGACGCTGCTGCTCATCCGCCGTGCGCCGGTCGTCCTTTGTCGCCATCCCGGTGCTCCTTGATGTGAAAACCAGCGTACGTGCCCGGCGAATGAGACCGTGTGCCCGTGCGAGTTCGATTGCTCTCCTGCCGTGCGGCAGACGCCACGGTCGGTTTCGCCGGTTCATCCTTGACCCCCTGGTGAAGTTCGCATTTGACTCGTACGTGTGCGGCTATGGAAATCGTCGCCTTCCAGACACGCCGACACTCCCCTCGCCACCAGCGAGCCGCACACGTAGTCCTCGCGTTCGTGCGCACGACGGCGCCGATGGTTGCTGGTGTCTGCTCTGCACCAACAAGCGTCCGCTGCAGGAGCCTCGGACGATTCACGGGCGGCACAGCGGCGCCGCCCTTCCCCAACCAGAAGGATCCGACAATGACCTCACAGATCGCCCAGGACCAAGAACCGACCACAGCCGCTCAGACATCGGGGGATGCTCCTTCGCGACCCGCAAACGCCATCGTTGAGTTGAATGCAGCCCGAGCAGCCGCGCAGGAGATCAGATCCGAATGGTTGACGGCCGTGACCATCGGCGTCCTCACCATTCATGATCTCGTCGAGCACGCCGCTGCGCCAGAAGGCAGACCACTTATGCGCCTTCCCCTTCGGCGCCTCCTACTGGCCAGCCCAGATTTCACTATCAAGGAAGCCGACCGCATCCTCAAACATGTCTCCGACGTGCTTAGATTGCGCGACGACGATCGTCGAAATCAACGCACCGTCCAATGGCTCCTTGACGACCGGACTGGTTGTCGACGGTTCATGGCTTGGATGGATGCCATAGCGCCGCGCGAACGACCGTGGTCCGGATGGCCCGCCACACCAAGCTCAACCACCACCGTCGGAAAGCCAGAGACGCTGGGCAGGTGACTTCGAACCGACACGGTGGGAATCATGGTCGATGAGGAACCGTGGTACTCGCTGTTGCGGGAGCAATGGAAGCCGGACAGCGTTCATCTTTTATTGATCGCGGAGTCCGCCCCCGATGACCGCGGCGACCCAACGCAACGTTATTTCTTCTACGCCGATCACCTTGGTGGCGCCGACAACCTCTTCCGCAGCGTCGTCCAAGCGATGTACGGGACGACGAAGGTTGACCTCAAGCAGAGCGGTAAGCGGCCCTGGCTGGAGCGCCTTCGGTCCGACGGCTTCTACCTCATTGACCTAGCCCCCTACCCCGTCAACGCGGGATCACAGGCCGCACGAACTCGTGTCCTGCGAGAGAGCGTCGCCGGCTGTGTCAAACGAGCACAAGCCCTCAACCCGGATGAGGTCGTCGTGGTGAAATCTAACCTGTACCCCATGCTCGCCGGTCCACTCCGCGCCGCCGAGCTGTCGGTTCGGCAGGAGGCGGGCATCCCGTTCCCGCTGGGGAACAAGCGTGCTGAGTTTGTGTCGGCGTTCAACGACGCACGTCGACGAAACGACGAAGGCTGATCCGGAGACGTGACGGTCACCACCACCGGAGGCAAGACAACGCGGTCACCGTCCGCATTGCCAATGTGCGACGACGTCCCCCGCACGGCAATAGTCCCAAACATCATGCGGATACCTCGGGAGCGAGAGCGACCGCCGGCGATCGCCGTGGATGTCTGACAGACGAGATGTGACGGATGTGCTTTGAAATGGACGCCCTGTAGAAAAGGACGCCGGAGGACTTAACCAATCATGTTGGGGTCCACCTCGACTGGCGTCACCGTCCAAGCAGAGATCCCGTCGCCATCCATTCTCGTCGTACGGAATGTCGGGCCGCGGTGCACCGAGGCGCCTCAGCGCGAATAGTCCCACCCCGAGCTTTGAGCATTGCAATTTCTGCGTACTCCCCGCGGGCCACACTGACTCAGACCGCGACCATCCCAGCTCAGTAACAATTCACCTTCGTGATCCGAAAAGCACCACCGGTGTCTTGGTAATCCTCGAGGGTCATTACTGCAACCGAGTATTTTCCGAGGGAGCCGGCCGTGTCGTTCACGAATCCAACCACGACATCGTTTCGGATGAGGTTAGCTTCCAGATATACGCCGGTGCACGTCGTGGAGGCCGTCGAGACGACGACAACGTTGCAGTCGTAATAGCCGCAGGTGAACTCACTGTCTTCGGCGAAACGGTAATACATACCATCTCCGGCCGGGCTGTACCCAGCTAATGCCATGGTGGCGGCTTCATCAGCTGCGGCCTTCGCAACCCTCGCAGCAGCGGCTGCCGCGGCTGCCACCGCCTTTGCCTGCGCCGCGATAACTGCGTCCGCCTCTACCTCCGCGTCGAACACCGCCTTGACGACAGTTGCATGGTCGACGATTTCGGCATGGTTCTGATAACTCCAGGCGAGATACCCACCGCTCCCCAAGAGGAGAATCAGCGCAGCCGCGAGAGTGAATCCGAACGCCTTGCCCGGCATCCTCCGGCGTTGTCTCTTCGTTTTGATGGGTACCGCTGCGTTCACTTCACTGTTTTCACGAGCTGGCTCGACAGGACCTGCCGGGGACTCATCCATGGATTTGCTCCTCAAGCGAGATCGTGGCGACCCGAATCTTCTCGGCGTTCACGGTATTCATGACGGCGACGAAGGTGATGCCGGCTGTGGCGAGCACGATCACTATCAAGGTCAGGCCAGCGGCTAGGCCGTTCACTCCGCGCGGGCTCCGATTCGTCTTCCGCAACCGACGAATGCCATCAGCTTCGTCATCGAGCCGCATCTCATCGCGCTCGGACCCGGCCCAGTTGTCTTGGCGCGGAGGGCGGGAGTTGAACTCCTGCACGTACGCGATCTCATGCTCGGTTAGCGCCCAGGTCCAGCCGCCATCCGGCTCTGGGTTCGTGCCCCTAACCGGGATCTGCTGCGTTGCTTTGCTAGTAGTCATCATTGTCCCCCGACGATGCAGCCCGCTTTTGTTCAAACTGGCTCGAGCCCTATTCAACCGGCAACAGGAGCCCCGCGCGAATCCCGGATCCTGCGTCGCGTCGCTCTTGATCGATTGCGGCACATAAGGCAAAGAAGGCGATCGCGTCATCCGGCGATTTGTCCGGGGAAATACACTGCCGGAATTTCGCTCTCGCGCAAGAATTTGAGCACGTAAAAAATGGCGCCGCACACGTACTACTTCGACATGAAAGTCATGTCGCGACGAGAACGAAGCCTCCCATTAGTGAAGATCCAATTCCCTTTAGCAGCATGCAGTCGGCATGCCCCGACCCGGACCTCGTCGCGGCGAAACGGCACGACCCGTACTGGGACGGCTTGTGGTCGGCCGGCAGCAATGCGGCGTGGGCGGAAGCATCCGTTTCGCGCCTGCAGGAAGAGGCTGGACGGCCAAAACTTCAGCATTACCTCCGCACGAATGCTCGCCCTCACGACTTCTCGTGGGTGCAATCAGACACCTTCCGGCCAATGAAGTTGGCCGCGCTCAGCGTCGTCGATTCCTGGAGAAACGCTACATCGGAGCAGCTCGCGGCCTTCACCGGTATCCACCGATTCGCCAGCGGCCGAGACAACGCTTTGACCGGTCTCTTCCAAAATGGTCTGATCGACGTCGGTGGATTTGCGCACGGAACCCGGTCCAGTTTCGGAGAATTGCGGGGAGCCTTGTACCGGCCAGCGCGCAACCGCGTCTTCGAAAATTCGGTACAGCCACTGCTGACCCGACCGGAATGGCTTTCCGTCACGGGCGGCCTGCCCTGGGGATCCGGCCGTCAGTACGAACGCCATAACGTACTCGCGGCTGAGTTCGGATTACGAGTAGCCGAGTACGGCGAGATAGCGAGCGTGCTCGGGGAAAAGATCTCCACGGTGGACCTTCTCGCCCACTCCGGCCTCGGGCTGCCCCGGACGTCCTCTCAGATGACCGCCGACCTGACACTGGTCAGAACTGACGGTGCGAGGATCGCGGTCGAGCTGACAGCATCAGCGTCCGGGACCGCGTTCGATGCGAAAGTGGCGCGGTGGGCGCGGCTCCTCGCTGACCGGCCAATGAGCGACAGTGGCCTGACAGTGCTGTTTCTGTGCGTCAACCGTCAAGACGTCCAAGACCGAGACGGGACTAATTCCATCCTCGCCACCGTGCGTAAGGCCATAACTGCAGCGGTCAGATCTTCCCCCGGTACCAGTGCAAATCGGGTGGCCGAACGGATGTTCCTTGCCGATTGGCAAGATTGGTTTCCGGTACGCGGCGCGGCGGCGCCAGGATTCCAGACGTTGGATTGCGAACGGCCTACTGGTCCAGCCACAGACCTGTGGGAACCGGCTTCGCTACTCGACATTTTCGACGTCCCGTTCAACCCTCGGGGCAGTTTCCAGCCATTGGCTCTCGCCGAGAACGCATCGCTGCTCGGATCGGTGCCCTACTGGCTGCGTCGGGGTCATGAGCCCGTACCCCTCTGGGAGGCTGCGCTCGGACACCTCGGGAACGGCGGTGCGCCCACAAAAACTGGCTCAGAAAACAGTTTGGGGCGGCCCCACGCTCCTGGATTTCCAGGTGTCGGGCCGGCAAAGCCTCCCCTTCGTCTACGCAATTTCGTCTAGACGAGCACAGGGAAATAACCACGCCCCTGTCTGCCGGGCGCACATCAGTTCTCCGCAGGTCTTCCGACAAGCGGCGTTCGGGGCAGCCGACATCCCGCCCCCGCATACCCACAGTGATGTTTCTCAAAGGCACAAGACTTGCCGCGCATGACTCCCTCGGACGAGAACTGCTCGGCCATAAGAGCGAATGTGGCAGCACGATGAATGCAAGACGGCCACCATCGAATTGGCTACAGACTGCCGCGCATGACGCAAATGACTTCTACATTCCGTTGGAAGTCTTCACGAAAAGAACAAGACTAAGGAAAAATATTGAATTCGTTCCCTCCCCAGCTCACGCCCCTGCTTTCCCAGCCCAAAACGACTGACGTCCCGAGCTTTTCCTCAATGTACGACATTGAGGGGTACAACAAGGCCGGTCGTTCGAGCTACGGGTACGACCGCGCCGGCTTCTTCCGCGACGGGTGGAACATCGACGGCACTCATCTCGACGGCCGCCTGTTCGACCCAAACGGATTTGATGGGAACGGCGTCCACCAAGAAACTGGCACTAAATTCGCCCCCAGCGGCAGGAAGAGGTTCATCGCTTTCCTCCCTAACGGCAACGCCAATGGCTTCGGACACGACGGTCTCGATGTCGAGGGGACTAATGCCCGTGGTTTCGGCCGAAACGGTTTGCACGAGTCCACGGGTACCCGTTATGACTCGGACGGGCTCGACAAGGAGGGGTTCGACGCGGACGGCTTCAACGAGGGCGGCTACTACTTGACCCACTTGATCCACTTGAGCTTCTATCTCGCTCCGGATCCAATCTCTGTTTACAAATTAGGCTGGCACAAAGACACCAGAAACGCATACTCGCCTGAGGGGTTCGATTTCACTGGGCGCGACGAGAACGGCCGGGACTCTACCGGGATGTTCTGGGAGCTTGACGATGCCTGAGCACGGGTCAACGACGAAGACTGAGTACTTGCGGGTGTCGGGGCCGCTCAATATTGTCTCTGGGTGCCACTGACATTGTCTTGCGGTGCCAGGCCGTCGCGCGGTTGAGGGCCAGGAATGTCCGAACGCGCGGCGGGCCCGGACCTCGTCTTGGCCGGCGGTGAGTTCGTTCACATTTTGGTCACCGGTCTCGACCCGGAGAGCGTTGCGCGCGATGCGGTCCACGATGACGACGACGTGAACACGGAATCGAGGATGGCCCCCACGGAAATTTTCGGTGGCGCCACAAGAAGCCTCTTGCACCGCCGACCAATGGTTCCGAAGATCAATAACACCGGCCCCCCGGAGAGCTGATCCTCAGGTTAACAACGCTGCACGATCACCGCATCTTGGCCACTTTCACCGAGGTCGGACAACAGCTCATACCTTGGTCTGCTCCAAGAATTTATTGGGCCTGATCGAGCGCCCGCATGTGCACCGATCATTCTCCCGGTCCTACGAGTTGCATGAGCTCGCTGTAGTCGGTGACCACGTCGTAAGTCACGGCGTCGTCGTGCTTACGGTTGATCGCAGCGAAGAACTTGCGGGCGCATTCGATCTTTGCTTCTTCGACGCCCTTGAGTTGCATCGACGACAAGGAGCCCTTGGTCTCGGCGATGAAGTACACGTGCTTGACCTGGCCTTCCTGGAACGCAATCGCCCAATCTGGGTTGTAGTCGCCAACCGGAGTGGGGATGAAGAACCCGCGCGGTAGCTTCGCATAAACGACAACCTCCGTGCTGGTATCCAACTGAGTCACAAAGTCGCGCTCGATCTTGGAGTCGGTGATCACGTAGTCGTAGATGTGCTTATTGAGCTTCTCCCCGGCCTTCGCGAAGTCCTGCTTCGTCTGGTTCTGTGTGAAGATCGCCGTGTCGTGGCGCTCCGCGAGGGTGTCGTACGTCAGATGCTCGACGATGACGGTAGCCTTCTGCTCATTCATGAGACGCACGGCCTCCGTGATGAACTGCTCTGGGTTCTGTCGATACTTCGCGAATGTCGTCGGCTTAATCTTGCTCAGGATCGCTCCGGCCGTGCGACGGGTGAGCTGCGTAGTCTCCGTGATCTCGCCGAGCAGGTCGTATCTGACCCGAGACGACGACGAGACTGTTTCAGTATGAGTGCTCGTCGACTTGACGGTGAATCCAGTCCCGTTGGCGAGGTCATCAGCATCGATTGTGGTGCGTTGCTCGCCTGTCTGCACGACGTACTGCATCGCCGCGACATTGAGGTGGGCATCCAACGCACTTACGCATTTACCGATCAACTCCTCGGAGTCAAACGCGACTTGGTAAATCGCTTTGTGATTGATGCGACTCCAGAGTTCTTTGAACTCTTTCTTCGCAAAATTCTCCTTATTCAGCGGAATCTTCTTAGGCTTGCGACCATCGTTAATGAAGTCGATGTTTAGCTGAAGCGCATCGACGAGTGGCCACATAAAATCAATCACTGGCCTGAGGACATCCGAGGTCGACTCTGCAAGGGAACCCTCTTCGCGCGCTGTGGTGTAAACGTCTGAAATGGTGTTGTCCTCATTGATGTAGTCGTTCTTCACGAGGTAGTGGTACAGGGCGTTTGCCAGCACTTCCTCAACGACGCTCTCACCGTCCTCTGTAGCGAACGCCTTGCCGACGAAGTACTCGACGCTCGCCTTGCGGGGACGGGAGGCGAGCGATTCACTAATCTCCTTCTGCAAGCCCATCACAAAGTCGGTGTAAGACTCGTCAGTAACCACGGTCAGTTCGTTGATGTCGTGCACTGTAACGGCGTTGTCCATGCGCTCCCCGTCCTGGTCGACCGCGAGCCGCAGCCCGCGACCAATTTCTTGACGGCGCGACACGGTATTCTCACTCCTCTTGAGCATGCCCATAACAAAAACATTTGGGTTATCCCACCCCTCGCGTAGGGCGGAGTGCGAGAAGATAAACCGCACTGGCTCGGCGAAGGACAGCAGTCGTTCCTTGTCTCGCAGAATCAAGTCATAGGCGTCCGTGTCGACCGATTGCCCTTTCTCGTCGCCGGCCTTCTTCACCTCTCCATTGACCAGCTTCTTCGACTTTTTGTCGATCGAGAAGTATCCCTGGTGCGTCGTCTCGACTGCAATTGCTTCAAGGTGGCGGCGGAAAGCGGCGGAGTGCTCGTCCAGCGTCAACTGGCTCAGCTCGTCCGCGACCAGCTCCTGGTACTCCTCGACGAAGGTGCGGGCGTAGTCACCGAGCGAGTCCTCGCGCTCGTAGTCGCGGTACTTGGCTACCTCGTCGATGAAAAACAAAGAAAGCACTTTAATGCCTTGGGCAAACAGCTCACGCTCCTTGTCGAGGTGGGCTCGGATCACCTCGCGAATCTGCAGGCGACGTTTGGCCTCGTCGGTGACATCCTCGGTAACTTGCCCCGCGCTCACGACGTCGCCGTTGCTCAGGTCGATCACGTCGAGGTTGGCGTCGATGTCGATGATGAACAGGCCCTTGTATGCCTCGAGACCACCGGAGATGTCGTAGAGGTTCGCACCCACGTCTAATCGTTTCACCTGCCGCTTGATGCCGTTCTTGGTCTGCACTTCCAGCTCGACCCGGGCACGCGGTTTCACACCCTTGGCGATCTCGATTGCCTCAAGGTAAAGGTACGCTGTGCTGCCCGCCAGACCTTTGACGGTGATGCCACGCACTGAGATCTTCTTCACTAGCTTTTTGTTATAGGCCTCTAGCGCGTCGAGGCGGTGGACCTTGTTGTACTCAACCTTGTGAGTCGCTGAGTAGCGCAGCACCATGAGCGCGTTAAAACGACTCAGCGCCTGCAAAGACTTGGGTGCACCGATCTTCTGCGGCTCGTCGATGATGACGATCGGCCGGTTTGCGCTGATCACGTCGATTGGGCGACGGGACTGAAAATCATCCAGCACGTCGTAAATACGTCGGTTGTCCTTGCCTGTGGCGTTGAACGCCTGGATGTTGATGATCATCACCTGAACCCCAGAATCGGAACTGAACCTTTCGAGTTCGTGCAATTGACTCGAGTTGTAGACGAACGACCGCGGCTTGGTGCCGTAGCTCTTCTGAAAGTGATCGGCGGTGATCTCGAACGTTTTCTTAACACCTTCACGGATGGCCACGCTCGGCACTACGACGATGAACTTCGACCAGCCATAGCGCTTGTGCAACTCCATAATCGACTTGATGTAGACGTATGTCTTGCCCGTACCAGTCTCCATCTCCACATCGAGATTCACGGGCGCCGCTGGACTTGGCACAATTGCCTTCGATAATTGGAGTCCGCGCTCTTTCTGCCGTGAGTGGATGTTTTCCAAGAGCTCGGATTGGTTCAGCACGATGTCGGCGTTACGAAGGCCAGCGTCCTCGATGAGAGTCGGTGCACCACGCTTACCGGGATCAACACGGTATTTGATACCGTCGACAAATGGCTGTCCCACGAAGCAGTCAACGACGGCCTCCACCGCTTCGGTCTGGAATTGCTGGATCTTGAACTTGAGTTTCATCTTGCGACCTAAACCGTCTTGACTTCAGTGTCGGGAGACATTTCTTTGAAGATTTGTTCAACATTTATCCGAACTGAATCGGAAGCGAAACCAGAGTCGCGGAACACGGCACGCAGCGGCCTCCGCGCCGCCAGATCGACGACGAGGTCTTCGGTTATGTGTGCTGCGAAGCATGCCACAACGGCATCCTCGTCAACGAAATAGACCGTGCTGTCGAGCACTTCCTCCTGGCGGAACGGGAGAGACAACTCGATCCCCCAGTCGATGAGGATCTGAAACAGCAGGTCTTCATCGCGGCGGTCAGGCTTGACCACGTCAACGTAGAGACTTAACTCGTCCTGTTGGATGGCGTCGGGCGTGTAGTACGCATCGGAAAGGTTTGACGAGTCGACCTTCAAGACGCGGAAGCCAATGTCTTGATTCCATCTCTCGCGTGTAATTCCAGCAAGAATCTTGGTTCCTGCTCGGCGAATGCGCTCCTTGCTCAATTCAGCGATCGTCGCATATCCAGCCTTAAACGCATCGGAGCTCTCTGCGCACTTTTCAGGCATTTGGACCATGATGAACTTGCGGTTGCCGCCATCGTCTGCGTTCAATTGCATGACAGCATGCGCGGTCGATGAAGATCCAGCGAAGAAGTCCATCACGATATCATCGGGCCCACAACTCATGGCCTGGAGATCCATCATTATCCGAATGGGTTTCTTCCCGTTCGGAAATGCAATGTCCCCTTCTTTGGTCAAATTGTTGTAATCGATATCGTCCCAGAGTGTGCCTCGGAATTCCTTCTTGACCAACTTTTCATCTTCGAGGTCTACCACGTCCTTCAGCCAGGCAAACAGTTCCCGGCTGGGCCCGCGATAGTACATTTTGACAAGTTCCCCGGAGTGGCGTCCCTTGCCGGGAACGTACTCAATGCTCAGCAGGTCCTTGCTGCTTACGTCCCCGAGAGACAGAACTCGTTGGCGGATTGACGTCTGCGCATTCGTCGTTCTGAATATTTTATGAAAGTAGGCTAAGTACGCGCGCTCAAGATCGCCTTCGAACTCCTCGTCTGCGATTGCGCGAATTGATTTGACGACCGGACTCGAGTGCTCATACACCTGAATCGATTGGCCAGCGCCGTCGAGGAAATCGCCTACTTTCTTAGCCTCGCCTGGTGATACGAGTACGTTTGTGTACTTCCAGCTTTTTCCGCTGATCTTCATTATGTTGATGTAATCCATAAGATTCTGCTTCTTGGTCGGAACCGTGACAATAGAGAATTCATCTCTTGAACGCGCGTAAGCAACGATGTATTCTGTATTGTTCTGAAGGCTCCCCCCTTGATGACTTCCGCTGACACCCGCAACCTTCGTCTTTACCGTAATTAGATTCAGGAAGTTGTTCCCACCGAATACTTCGTCGCAGACCTTTCGCAGGTTGCCAATCTCGGTCTCGTCAATTTGAATGAAGATGACGCCATCACTTCGAAGGAGACTCCTAGCTAGACGAAGGCGAGAGAACATCATGCTCAGCCAGTCTGAGTGGAAGCGCCCGTTGGAGTCAGTGTTCGCGACAAGACGATTTCCCTGCTCGTCCAGTTGATTAGAGCGCATAAGGAAGTCTTGTGTGGTCTCCGCGAAATCGTCTTCATAAATGAAGTCATTGCCCGTGTTGTATGGCGGATCGATGTAAATCATCTTGACCTTGTTGAGGTAGGTCTCCTGCAGGAGCTTCAGAGCATCGAGGTTGTCCCCTTCAATGAACAAGTTCTGAGTGCTGTCGAAATGAACGCTTTCCTCACGTACGGGGCGAAGAGTCTTCGCAATCGGGGCGTTCGCAGCGAACAGCGCCTCCCGCTTTCCTGGCCAGTCGAGTTGGTAGCGCTCCTGCGGTCCCTCGATGACGTGATCCGCCAACTCCTGGCGCAGAAGATCGAAATCGATGGCGCGCATCGGGTTGCCATGTTCGTCAAGCGTCTCGGTAACAACTGTGGGGAAGAGTTCGGCGAACTTCTTGATGTTCCACGCGGTCAGGTCGGGCGAGTGCATTTTCAACTTCTCCACAGGGATTCCTCGGTCTTTGGCGTTATAGGTTCGGTCAGTGCATTGAGCGCGGCAGTTCGGTCACGAAGCTGCCGTCGCAGTTCTACCTTGCGATTGAATTGGGGCTCGGTTCGGAGCTTCTTGTCCATGGCTGCTATCTCGCGTTCGAGCTTGCGCCCTAATTCCATCCTCCCAGAGGCGTCCGACGAAGCCTCTCCGGGGCGCAGAGCAATAGGCAGAATGGGCGCCAGCAGGCTGGTGTAAAGGCCGGACAGGTCGAGGGCGGGGGGCAGCAGCGCTCGAGTGGCATTCGCTCTATGCCAGTCCGTCGTGAAGTAGGAGCTGAGTCTCGGAATCCCCGCACCGATCTGCTTGTAGGCGGCGGTCATTCGCGTTGTGCCGTGATCGCCTAGACCACGGTTTATCTCGAAGATGATCGGCGTCGGGATTGCCTTGTCGATGGCCGCGAGCACGCCGTCAGTGACATCGTCATCCTTTGCATCGATTGCAAAAATCTGGATCTCCGGGACTGCTGTATTGCTGCGGAGATGGATCGTTTCGTCGGAGAGTTTGTAGGCCCAGGTGATGCGCTGAATTTCGGAAACGAATTTGCCGCGCACGGCAGGCGAGATCGTTGCCTTTTCGTAGAATTTGGTCTTCGGGACGGGACGGCCAAATCTTGCCGCCGCTGGCCAGAGATAAAGGGGGGCGCTCATTCAGCAACTCCGCTGGCCGGGTCCACGATGGCAAGGAATGCGACCAATTCAAAGTCGTCGAGTCCGCTGATGGCCTGCGTCAGCGCGGTGGTTCGACCTGGCGTGAATAGGCTGTCGAGGTCGTGTTCCTCAGTCACGTCGATCATCGATCGGATTGCTGAGGTGAGCAGATCGGAATAGTGGCTCATCTCCGCGCCCTCACGAGTCGCGGTGTTAAAGATGCGACAGACACTGGCGATGGGCTCGTCGTACACACGGCATCCGATACGGATCAGGTCGAGCAAATGCTTGACCCGTGTGTGGTCAGCGATGACATTGCCGTCATTGTCGAGATAGATGAGGTAGTGAGGGTGCAGGCGATTGCCACGGTTAATGGTTTCGTCGGCGTTGACGTTGCGCAGCGCGAAGATCGCTCCGGGGTGCAGCCCCATCTCGGGCCGAGCGGGCACGACAGCATGCAGCCCCTTGGGCGTCGCCGCGAGGTCACCGTATTCCTTGACGTAGCCGAGGAGATCCATGCGGAAATCGTTGAGGCCCAGGTCCGTGATGGATACTCCCGTGCGCACATCCTCTAGCTCGATGACTTCGTCCTGAAGTTTGCGGAGTTGCTCCCTCCGGAAGGCAGTGTCGCTGGACTGCTGCGTAAGTATGTTGTCGTCCGCGGTTGCTGCGAGGTCGGCGATCACCATGCGGCTTTCAACGCGTTCCTTGAGGTTGATGTACTCGTCGAGCGAGATGTCCGGCCAGAAATTCACGAGCTGGATCTGGGCGTTCGTGGAGCCGATGCGGTCGATACGCCCGAACCGCTGGATGATGCGCACGGGGTTCCAGTGGATGTCGTAGTTGACCAGGTAATCGCAGTCCTGGAGGTTCTGGCCCTCACTAATGCAGTCCGTACCGATGAGCACGTCGATGTCTCGGGACTCTTTGGGCATGAGGATGTCACGAGACTTCGATCGCGGGGAAAACAGCGTCAGCAATTGCTGGAAGCTGAAGCCCTTGCCAAGGGTCGTGCGGGGGGTGTTCTTGCCGGTGACGATGCCTGTTTCAAGGCCACTGCTGGCGAGAAATGGAGCGATCTCGCGGTACAGGTAGTCGGCGGTGTCGGCGAACGCGGAGAACACCAAAACCTTTTGGTTGCCTGAGTTAATCGGAGAGCTCACCTTGGCTACGATGCGTCGCTTGAGTTCAAGAAGTTTCAGGTCGTGTTCGGGTGTGATCACGTTCATCTCGCCCAGCAGGTCCGCGATAATTGCCTGGTCATGATTCAGGTCGCGTTGCCATGACTCCACATCCATGTCGGCCAGCTCGATGCGCACCTTCGATCCCACCACCGCACCTGTTGGAACTTCGAAGTCATCGTCGTCGGCCTCAATATCGCCAAACTCGTCGGATAGGTTCGCGACCGAAGCCGCATGCCCCTCCAGTGTGTCGAGAGTTCCGTCATGCGCCGTTGCCAACCTACCGAGGGTGAGCCGAAAGGCTTCGACCGAGCTTTCGAGGCGCTTGAGTAGGTTTGTAGTCATCAGACGCTGGAGGCCGCGTTCTCGATTGATGTGCCCCAGGTTGGCCACGGCGCTATTGCCCTGCGGGTCGTATAAGCGCTCGTACTTCTCGCGCCGGCTCGGGAACACGTAGCTCAGTGGGGCGTAGATCGCTAATGTGAGCGACGAGAGCTGCTCGAAGATCTCATTAAACGTCGGCACGTCCGGTAGGTCAGTCAGCGGCGCACGCACTGACTCCGGCGGCAGCCGGTGGGGAAACGCACCGATCTCAGTCGTATCGTAAAACGCTTGGATGTGCTTGCGGGAGCGGGCGATCGTGACTGCGTCAAGCAGTTCAAAGAAGTCGAAATCTAACCGTGCCAAAATAAGGTCAGCGGTGCGGTCTTCGACGGGCAGTTTGGCCCACTCGTTAAACACCCGTTGCGCCTGACGGAAGACCTCTTCGATGCTTGTGGAAATGTCGAGCTTGGCCGAGAGCTGCTGAGAGTCGCCCTCGTAGGCCAGCGCCAGCTGATTGCGCAGGTCAGTGAACTGGTTGTTGACCGGGGTGGCCGAAAGCATGAGCACCTTGGTCTTCACACCCTGCTGAATGACCTGCCGCATCAACTTTTGGTAGCGGGTCTCCTTCTCAGTCGTGAAGTCGGCGTTCCGGAAGTTGTGACTTTCGTCGATCACGACAAGGTCGTAATTGCCCCAATTCACCCGGTCGAGCGGGATACCTAACGATTCTCCCCTTGTCCGAGACAGGTCAGTGTGCGCAAGAACGTCGTAGTTGAGGCGGTCGGACGCGAAGATGTTCGTCGTCAGGTTGGCGTTGTAGTTGGTCCAGTTCTCGGCGAGCTTCTTGGGGGCAAGGACGAGGACCGATTTGTTGCGCAGTTCGTAGTACTTAATGACCGCAAGCGCAGTGAAAGTCTTCCCGAGTCCGACGCTGTCGGCGAGGATGCATCCGTTGTAGGTTTCAAGTTTGTTGATGATTCCCGTTGCGGCGTCGCGTTGGAAGTTGTAGAGGCTCTTCCAGATCGCGCTGTCCTGGTAGCCGGTCAAATCGTTGGGGAGTACATCCTCGCTGATGTCGTCGAGGAACTCGGCGAACAGGTTGTACAGAATGAGGAAGTAGATCCGCGAAGGGGAATTCTCTGCATACACCGACGCGATGTGGTCATGGACCGCCTCGGTCACGTCGTCGAGTTGATCAGAGTCGTGCCATAGCTGATCGAAAAGCTGCACGTATTGCGATGTCATCGGGGCTTCATCGATCTTGGTCACGAAGTTTGAGACCGAATTACCGCGTTCATAGCCCAGATCAGCTGCAGTGAACCCCTGGATCGGCTGGTACGTCGCCTTGTCGTCAACGGTTGCGAACTGTTGCATCGGGGCACCAGTCGTATTCGACTTAAAACGCACTTTGCGACGCACCCACTCTGCGCACTCCCTCGCGATCGCCCGCTGGGTCATCTTGTTGCGCAGGCGAATCTCAAATTCCGACCCGTACAGAGTCGACTCACCATTGCGGGCGTGAGGGATGAAAAACTCGCGCCGCTCCTTGGACACCCGATCCGTCGCCTTCGCCGTGACAAACGAAGGGGACGTGAAAATGAACTGAAGTTCTTCGATCCCATTCAATTCTTTCTTCAAAGCCTCGAAGGCGAAGATTGAAAAGGTCGACGCAGCAATGCGAACCTTCGAGCCGGGTAGAATCTCAGACTTTAGGTCGTCACCAAGCAGCTCATTTACGTTGTCGATGATGCGCACGCGATCTCACCCCCACTGCATTTGCGGACCGTGGCGTTGTTCCGCGCCACTCGCCGATTCCCTGACGAAGAGCCCACTGATAGTGAAACAGAGTCTGTACTTCGTCACTTGATCCCACCAATTGGCGCAGCGCCATCCGTTGCCCCACCGGAACGCACCCAGCCATCGACTTCGCTGCATTGAAACTTCCATAGACGGCCGACGCGATGAGCTGGCATGTCCTTCGCGGCGATCCAGGCATAGACAGTGTCTCTGCTCACACCGAGGTGTTCCGCAATGTCTTCAACCGAGAGCCATCGTTCCGACATTGCTCCCCCTCGTTGCCGGTTTCACCGGATCTAAACCGATCGTATCGGGTTACCGCACTTCACTGCACAAAGCCGGCGCAGTCCGGACGTGCGAGGCGATGGTGGCATTCGACCACCATTTATACCGATTCCAATCGACTTTCGCAGAAAGGAAGAATGTGCCGCGCATGAAGTAATCAACGTCACCAACCTGTTGATGTTATTCGCTACACAGACATACGGGCACAGTTCCGAACCGAAAGGCTCACCATGACCACGATTCCCTTAAGCCAGAATTCACCATTCGCTGAAGGTCGCAGGAGGAGCCTCGAACGCTGGTTCTCCCGGGACATGAAGCAGTTCGGTTCTGACCCGACGACATCATTGCTGGGCGCCTTCGACAATATTGTTACCGCGGGACTGTCCGCTGGGCCACAATTCAGCGAGGACGAAGCCTTCGGAAGGCTCGCTTTGCATCAGGGGTGCATTTCTGCGCCCTTGGACGTGGGGACCTTCCTGGCCCAGGATATGCAGGATGACCCTGAGACCTAGGAACCCACGGCAGAAATGCTCGCAAAACTTCGCGCACTCACGGTGACGCAAGATTGGGCAATTCGCATTCTGCTCGCCGTGCACGAGGAACGCCGGCAGAGCACCCCCACCCTTACCCTCAAGGAACTTGGATTCCCAATCGAATAGCCTCTGACGCTGTGGGGTGCCGACACCTGGATTGACCTCCGCTCACGGGTGGTCGCAGATTTTGCCGCGGCCACCGCCACGCCGACGATCGCTTTCTCGGCGGTGTACTCGCGATGGGAGCAACAAGGGTGGAGTTATTGCCGCGCATGACCTCCATATGAAAGACGCATACCTCTATTTCGTGACCGGCCTGCTCACCGACGGACAGTTGTGGGTCTCCACCTCCACCGAAACGCTCATCCAGGGCCTCGTACTGGGCTACTCCGAGGGAGTTGATCATGCGGCGCGCGCGAAGCTCCGACACAATTTTCTCCTCGCGGCCGCCACCGCATGTCAGGAGGGACTGATCGAGCAGGCCATAGAAGAGGGCAAGTGGAATGAAGCTACGGCACCGACATGGGAGCGAGATCGGTTACGCGCAAACAAATCCGGACAAGCCCCAAGCGCTGGTGTGTGGAGCTGCGCGGTGCCGCTCGTGCTCGTGCAGTCCTCGCACGCGCGGGCACGAGCAAAACGGACCGCCGTAAAAGGCAATGTTTTGATTCTCGAGGCGCGTACGCCGGCGCATTTTCTGATCAGCCTAAAGAAGCTGGGGATGGTAGATGCGGGCCACGTCAACGGCAAGAGCAAGGTACACGAACCCTACCTGTGAGATTGTTTTCGAAATCTCGGCCTCTGTCTACGCATGACTCTTGTGACGGACCTCCACGCGGGCGCAGGACATTGCAGGACCAGCGTTGCCAAGATTATTCGTTCGAGTTTCTATTACTTTCGTCCCATTCTCGCAAAAACCTGAAAGCTGCCGCGCATGACATGAGTGGACCGCGGAACACCTCGATCCACACGTCGAACCGGAAGCACTGAACCATGACCATTTTGATTACCCACCCTAGGGCGACCCTCCTCACCGCCGATGAGGTCGCCAATCGGCTCCGCGTCCCTCTCGCGACTCTGTACAAGTGGCGTTCCGTCGGCGGAGGTCCCGAGGGATATTTCGTCGGGCGCCACCTTAGATTCACAGAGCAAGCCGTCGATTCTTGGTTCACCGGCGGCGGAAACAAGGCGGCCAATATCGTTGCCAAAATCGCTGCCAAGACCTCGGCAAAGGCCGCCGCTCGTGGCTAACCGCACGCTTGGCGTCGGCGGCACGCCCTTTGGAAAAATATCTTTTCGACCGCTCCCGAACGGAAATGTTCAAGCGAAGGCTCGTATACGTTTCGAGATTGGCGGAAAACTGTATCCGTTCACAGCTCAAGGAGCTGATAACGGCTTCGCGGAGGCTGCCCTGAAAGCCAAATTGCTCACCGCGACAGAGCCGGTGCGCAAACGCAGACCCATCAAGGATGTCGACGGTGTGACAATTCGACAGGAGTTCACCACGGCCATCGAGAAGATTGAGCCTGAAACGCTGGTTAGGGATGCCATCGCGCTGTGGCTGCGGTCAATCGATGGAGACCCACTACGTCGGGCACAGACTCGGGATGCATATCGTCAAACTGCGAGGCAGTCACTCCTACTTAAGTATGGCAACACCGAGGTCGGTAACCTCGATGCGGGCCGACTCAAGCGCTACTTCACGACGCTCGCTCAAAACCAGCCGTCCTTGGCTCGCCGAGCAAGATGGATGCTTCAGCAAGTGCTCGCGGACGCTGTGCTGGACAAGGCGCTTCCACACAACTTGGTGATGGATACGCCCAAAGTGAAGCGTCCCGAGCACGAACAACCTGAAGTTCTCAGCATTGAGGACTTTCAGCAGATGAGGCAGTTGATAGTTGACTGGCGCACGGCCCGCGCCGGCCTCGGTGGCGCACAACGGGACCGTTCCTTTGTACTCACGGACGTCGTTGAAATTCTGGGCGGGACTGCGCTCCGAATCAACGAGCTCCTGGGGCTTCGGCACTTCGACGTCGATTACGAGCAGGGAACGGTCGCTGTGTGCGGGACTCTCGTCGAATTGGAAGGACTCGGCCTCAAATTCCAGCCTAAGACGAAGACCCCCGCGGGTATGCGCACGATCACCTTGCCGCGTTTCGCCCTGGACGCACTCCACCGACAGGCGAATCTCAACGGTCACCCCGAGTACATCTTTTCTACCGGTACCGAAAACTTCGTGAACTCACACAATATCGCCCGGTCATGGCGCGCCGCTCGCGCCGATTCCACTCTCGTCTGGGTCGAGATGAAGACGCTCCGCGCTTCCGTCGCGACCTGGATTGAGGACGAAGCGGGCCTTGCTGCCGCATCAGCGCAGCTCGGGCATGTGGTTGCTGCACCTGAAGGCTCGAAGGTCACCGCGAAGTATTACATCGGAAAGAAGGGCCGCAAAATCGTCGACAACTCAGGGATACTTGGCGAACTCGTCGGGCCCAATGTGGCGAATGAAAGTGGTGACTGA